TCGATTGCTAGACTTGCAGACCATGAAGGTTATGTAAGAGAAATGCAGAGTTATCTCAAGCATGGTGATTGGTCTGCTATGTTTTATGGTGAGTACCAAGAGAAGAAGATTCGTAGTCGTAATGTAGCTCTTGGTTACTATTGGTATGGCCCAAACATAGGGAAACCCAAACGTGACGTTGGAACATTCTATCCAGACTTAGGTATGGTATGGGAACAGGGAATGGAAGAATGAAGAAAGGTGCAGATATAATTCAAGGCCCTTGGAAGAAGGGTAGAAAAGTTGTAATACCTGATCCGAATGAAACTGCAAAAATTCAAGAAGATTTGTTTTTTGCAGAGGAATTAACTGAAGAGTTAATGGTTCAGATGATTCATACTATGTCAGAAAATGGTTTTGATATTAATAATGAAGGATTTATCCGAAGCATGGGATTTACAGTAGAGTGTGTCAAGGCGTCTATATATAAAGAGTTAGAGTTAGAACACCCTATGATATCTCTTATGGATATTGTGACTAAAGTTACTATAGATGAAAATGACCAATTGCAAGGTAGTGTTGATGCAAGAGTACTTCATGAATTGAGTGAGAAAATAAATAATGAACCAGACCCCGAAATTTCATAGGCCCTTTTCCCCTACTATCATGGAATCTACTGTTCCAGAACGATTTGTTAATATAATCAATGATTGTGTTGATCCTATTCTTAGTGATGATAAGAAGTCCATAGAATGGGATTGGTCACATAAACTGGTAGGTAAAGTTCATAAAGAAATCCAGATACCTATATCAAATGAAGATGATATAGTGTACACTAAAAATATAATGAAGTCTGCCTGTATATCTTATGTTGAGGAATTAATTAAAAACAATACTGCATACGGTTGGAAGAAGATTGCTGGTGATGCAAAACCAACTATACAAAATATTCATCTAACACAGAGTTGGGTAGTCAGTCAGTATGCAGGCGAGTTTAATCCTTGGCATCATCACAATGGGAACTTCTCTGCTGTGATCTATCTTAAACTACCCCCTAAGATGCATGATGAGATTGTAGAGGATAACAAGGATCATTATCCAGCAAGTGGATTGATCGAATTTATGTTTGGTGAGAACCAAGAGTTTCGTAGTGACAATCTTAAATTTAAACCAGAAGTGGGCAAGTTGTTGGTATTTCCATCATGGCTGAAACATTTCGTATATCCATTTCATGTAGATGGAGAGAGAAGGAGTATGAGTTTTAACGCTCATATGTACGTGGCAGAATGATATTAGTTGATATGAGTCAAATTATGATGGCAAACATTATGATGCAAATGCATATATCCAAGGGATCTGAACCAGAAGAAGATAAGGTAAGACACATGGTTCTTAACTCTTTACGTATGTACCGCACACGTTTTCTATCTGAGTTTGGTGAGATGGTTCTTTGTTATGACTCTAAACACTACTGGAGGCGTGATTACTTTCCAGAGTACAAACACAGTCGCAGAAAAGGTAGGACTACAGATTCTAAAGATTGGGACGCTATTTTTGGTTGCCTAAATATCATTAAGGAAGAAATTAAAACCATTATGCCTTACAAGTCAGTAGAGGTATATGGTGCAGAGGCTGATGATATTATTGGAACATTATGTTCTGAATATGCAGAGGAAATTATGATACTATCTGGTGATAAAGACTTTATTCAGTTACAGAGGTTTCCTAATGTGAAACAGTATAGTCCTATCACTAAAAAAATGATAGATGGAGAAGACCCAGTTAGATACATAAAAGAACATGTATTCAAAGGTGATACCAGTGATGGAGTTCCTAATGTGCTCTCTCCAGATAATACCTTTACTGATGGTCTAAGACAGAAACCAATGACAAAGAAAAAGATGGCTTCTTGGATAGATCATAATTTTGAAGATGTTGCTCCTAATGATGAGGTTAAGAGAAATTATCAGAGAAACTTGAAACTAATTGATCTAACATATATTCCAGAAGAATTATCTAGTGAAATTCTAGAAACTTATGGGTCTTCACCATCAGGAGATCGTAGTCAATTACTAAACTATTTTATACAAAAGAGGTTATCCAACCTCACTGAATCGATAGGAGAATTTTAATGGCAGTCGATACATATACACCACTTTACTCAGAAATCTTGAGTAAATTATCAAAAATTAAATCTAAGAAAGATAAGGTTAGTCATCTAAAACATTATAATGATGCTTCTTTGAGGATGGTTATTAAATCTTCATTTGATCCTAAAATTAAATGGTCGCTTCCAGCAGGAGATGTTCCATATAAAGCCAATGATGCTCCAGAAGGAACAGAGCATGGTAATCTTGCTTATGAATCTCGCAAGCTTTATCATTATATCGAAGGTGGTAATCCAAAACTTACACAAAATAAACGAGAATCTATGTTTATTCAATTACTAGAATCTCTACATCCTGACGAAGCAGATATTCTTGTTGCTGCAAAGGACAAAATACTACATCGTAAGTATAAGGGATTGTCTGAGAATGTGGTAAAAGAGGCGTTCGATTGGGATGATGATTTTATGTTAATTGAACACGAAACATATCCTCAAGCTAGAGGTGCAGCAAATGGGTAAATGGATTTGTCCAGATTGCGGTCATATTCATGAAGGTGAAGAATCACCTACAGAAGACTGTCCAATTTGCGGTTCATCAGCAAAAGACTACGAAAAAGAATAAAACTTTTTTCACTTTTCGTTTAGAATCAAAGACTTATAGGTAACGATTTTACTTGACAAACCTCTCTACGTGTGTTATACTATGTATATAATGAGAAATAACACAGAGGATAAAAGAATGAATATATCAATAGGTACAGAGATTGCAGGTTGCTTTGGTGCTGGTCTATCTGAGTGGACAGGTAAGGTTGCATCGATAGAAGAGAACATTGGCCTTAAATGGAATAGTCCATCAGATACAATGGTTAAGGTTGTATGGGAGGATAACTTTGATTGTGCTTCGAGTTGGATCGATATCGCAGAGATACGCTCTGATTACTTTGATCCCAAGTTGCCTGGAATAGGTTACTTTGCAGTTGATACAGATCGTGCATGGGATTGGGTAGCTTAAATGATCCTCAATATCACAGGTTCTTGCAAATCGACTAGGAAACTAGTCGAGTCTGCTGCCTGGAGTTATGCAGAGAGATTGATAGGTAAAAGGTTGTTAAATACCTTATACATCGATATCAAATTAGTAAGAAATTTGACTGATAAAGAAGGGATGGAAGGTTCTTGCATCTGGGATGAATGGGAATCAAAATCTACCCCACGTTCTTACACTATCGAGCTCGACTCTAGTGTATCACTTAGAAATATATTAATCAGTCTTGCTCACGAATTTGTGCATGTTAAACAGTGGATTTCTGGTGAAATGTACGAATATGAAGAACCTAATAAGGTTAGGTTTATGAAAAAGAAAGTGGATACCTCTAAGCTAAACTATTTTGATTATCCTTGGGAAATAGAGGCGTTTGGTCGCCAGCTGGGATTGTTCGTGAGAATGTGTGAAGATGACGGTATTGCAGACCGTGAAGATATGATGGAGATAGCATAGTGATATTTTTGTCACACTATGATATTAAATTTAATTCTTATGCCGATTCTTGTTGACAAGATCGCTTCCATGTGTTATAGTATTAATATAATGAGAGTTAACAACAAAGAAAGATATATTATGAAAAACGAATTTGCAATGTTTACCACAAAAGGTAATAATGAAGTTGGTAAGTTAGTTGACGCCGCTATCGCTGGTGAATGGGGTTGGGAGAAGACCTCTTATGCATTGGCTTTGATTGGTGAGGAGTCTTCTACTGAAGAAGCGACTGACACTGCTGTTAGAGAATTAGTTTGGGAAGCCATGGTTACTTACAACCCTGGCATGGATTTTGGAGTAACAAAATAATGAGTAAGATGAAAAATTTCATGATGGATATGGAAGAGTTGGTAGATGTTGCCGTGATTGAAGGTGCATCTACTTTCAAAGAAGTTGCTAACTTTGTGTTAGACAACTACAAGCCTATGTCTCATGTAGACCTTGAGTATTGTAAAGAGTATTACAAAGAGTTGAATGGAGTCTTTGCTCTAACCGCCGAGGAGTGGACTGCACCCCTCACAATAAGAAAGGTGAATTTCTAAATGGGATTACTAGAAGGTCTATTTGCTGGTGTTCTTATGATCACACCAGTACAAGCCGAGGTTCCAGAAACGGAACCATCGGCAGAGTGTCTTGCAATGAACATGTATCATGAGGCAAGAGGACAGGGAATTGCAGGCGTACTTGCAGTTTCTTTTGTTGTATTTAATAGAGTCAAGGATAAGAGATTCCCCAATACAGTATGTCAAGTTATCCGACAGGGCCCGACACGGGAGAGTTGGAAAACTAGAAAGATTAAAAATCTATCTCCTACA